TCGCTTGGGTTGCTGGTGCTTCTGCAGCGGCGGAGGTATGGGAAAGCCTGACCAATACTGCATACGATGATGCTGTGGGTGCTGACATCAAGTATTCCAAGACAGAATACAAACAGGCAGTACAGAACGGCGAATTCGTATTCTACACAGACACTGACTGCGCCCGTGTTCTGACAGACATCAACTGTCTGACTACATTCGGCCTGACAAAAACAGAAGACTGGACATCCAATCGTCTGGTGCGTGTTCTGGACGGCTGGGCGAATGACGTTGCGAAAGCTTATGGCGAAACATATCTGGGTAAACAGAATAACAACCCTGCAGGTCGTGACCTGTTCAAAGCAGACGTTGTGAATCTGGGTGCACAGTATGAAGCACGTGAGGCTATTACAGACTTCAAAGCAGATGACGTAGTGATTTCCCAGGGCGCAGGCAAAAGGGATGTTGTTGCGGAATGCGTGATCCAGCCTGTCGACTCTATGGAAAAACTGTACATGACTGTTAATGTAATCTGATCTGGAGGTGAAAATATATGCGTGAACTGAATGCGGCGGATACCATTTCCGGCAAGGATGGTAGAGCCTACGCAAAAATCAATGGCAATAACGAAGAAATGTATTACGCAAAATCCATCGTGATTAAGCTGTCCAGAAACAAAAGTCTGATTAACTCCATCGGCAAACATCTGTCTGGGCATAAGGCGACAGGCGGCGAAGGTACAGGCACAATGACACTGTACTATCTGTCCCCTCTGTTCCGTGATCTGATGGCGGAATGGGCGAAGTCCGGCAAAGATGTCTATTTCGATATGGTTATGACCAATGCGGATCCTAACTCCGCAGCTGGTGAACAGACCATTCTCGTAAAAGGTGTAAATCTGGATGAAATTACTCTGGCACAGCTGGACGCTTCTACAGACGATGCTCTGGAAGAAGAAATCACATTCACAATTGAAGGTTTTGAATATCTGAAACCTTTCGATAAGATCTAAGGAGGATAAAACATTATGGGCAAGCTTCAGGAATTTTTGATGAGTCAGAAAGCAGATACCAGCGTGACATCTGAATGTCAGCTGGCGTGCTTCCCTCATCCCGTGCTGATCCGCTCTATCACAGAGAAGGAAAACAAAGCAATCATCAAATCCTGTGAAACGATGAGATTCGACAAAAAGACTCACAGAAGGGAAACAGACTTCGATCAGAACCTGTACAACACAAGACTGATCGTGGCATGCTGTACTGATCCTAACTTCAAGGATGCAGAACTGCAGGAATACTACGGCGTGAGAGGTGCAGAAGATCTGGTGGAACATCTGCTGAAGAGCGGTGATTACTCCACCCTGATGACTGCCATCCTCGATATCAACGGCTTTATGGATGAAGATATCAATAATCTGATCAGCGAAGCAAAAAACTGATAACGGGTAGCGAAGACGAAGAAGAGGATGCAGAGGCAGTTTATCTGCATTACTGCATCCATCGCCTGAAGAAGCTACCCAGTGAAATTATGGCCTTACCCAACAGGGAAAAGGCCTTTTTATTTGCCTCTATCGACGAAGAGGTACGAAAACAAAAAAGAGAAGCCGCACGCATGGAAGCGGCGGCAAGAAAGAAAGGCAGGTGATGGTATGAGTGTAATGACACAAATCGGTATTCGTGATCGTGCCACATCGGCGCTCAACAGAATCCGAGCCGCTACGGCACGGGCAAACCGAACCTTTGATGAAACAAGTGCCAGCGTAACAAGGGCAGAAAGAAGAATGGGCTCTTTCGGCTCCGTGGCATCCCGGTTGTTTTCCGCTTTAGGTCTTACTATTGCAATCGGCCAGGTTAAAGACCTGGCGGATAACTTCACGAATACCACCGCCCGGCTGGATCTGATGAATGATGGTCTGCAGACCACGAAGCAGCTGCAGAAAGAAATCATGGCATCGGCGAACAGGTCGAGAGCCGCCTACGATCTGACTGCAGACAGCGTAGCCAAAATGGGCGTTATGGCAAAAGACGCCTTCAAAAATAACAAAGAACTGATTCAGTTCACAGAACTGATCAACAAACAGTTCACGATCGCAGGGACTTCCTCTGCAGGTAGAGAAGCCGCAATGCTTCAGCTGACACAGGCCATGGCGGCGGGCGTGCTGAGAGGCGAAGAACTGAACAGTATTTTCGAACAGGCGCCTACAATCATTCAGACCATTGCAGATTATCTGAATGTTCCTATCGGGAAAATCAGATCCATGGCGGCAGAAGGTCAGATCACTTCTACGATCGTAAAGAACGCTATGCTGGCATCTGCAGACGAAATCAATGAGCGGTTTAATTCCATGCCCATGACGTTTGCACAGGTGTCTGATCTGATTAAGAATAACCTGCTGAATACGTTCATGCCTGTAATTCAGGTGATCGGGCAGGGTGCCCAGTTCATTCATAACAACTGGGATACGCTAGCTCCTGTGTTTTATGCAGTTGGTGCTGCAGCTCTGGTTCTGGCTGGGGCTTTGGCAGTACAGACCGTAGCCACATGGGCAACGGACGCAGCAACGAAAGCGCTGTTCGCCACAATGCTGACCAATCCTATTTTCTGGGTGGCACTGGCGATTGGTCTGGTCGTTGGCCTGATGTATAAATGGGCTCAGTCTGTCGGCGGCGTTAAGGTGGCATGGTTGATGCTGCAGAACAGCCTTTACAACGTGGTGGAAGGTATGAAGCTGAAACTGTTCGGCTTCTACGTGGACGCTGCTAATGCTTGGGACAGCATCTGCATGGTGTTTGAAACGGCAAAAGTAGCAGTTCAGAATTCCGTAGCCAATATGGGGCAAGGTGTTCTGGATATTCTGCAGAACATGGTAAATGGCGCGATCGGCATTATCAATAAGTTTATTGGTGTGCTGAACAAAATCGAAGGCGTCAGCATCGATCCTATCGAACAGGTGACGTTTGCCACCATCAACAGGGCTACCACGGCGGCTCAGAACGCGGCACGGAATCAGGGTCTTGCAGACTATAAGGCTCAGAAAAACGCCCTGCAGGCGGAGCGTGACGCTGCACTGCGCAACATGAACAGAGAGATCAACAGAAACAGAACAGCGCGGGAAGCGGGCATTGCTGCGGCACAGAATGCCTCCGGGGGTGCGGCTGGCTTTACTGCAGGATCTCTGATGGAAAGCATTAACAATATCGACAGTATCGGCTCTGTTGGCTCTGTTGGCTCCATTGAAAGCGATGTGAATATCGCAGAAGAAGATCTGAAATTCATGAGGGACATTGCCGAAATGAAGTACATTCAGAACTTTGTAACGCTGACTCCTACGGTGGCAGTAGACGCAAAGGTAAGCGAAAAAGTAGACATCCAGGAAGTAGCGGATGAAATCGAAAGAAGACTGGAAGAAGAATTTATTGCAGAAGCAGAGGGGGTATACGCATGAGTTACAGAATGGCACTGATCGCGTCTGGATCTGAAATCCCCATCCCTGTTCTGCCTAAGGAGATCACGGTGACTTCTCCGGGGAGAAATGAAAAAACTACAGTCCTTGGGCTGGGGGAAATCATTATCGCCAGAAAGAAAGGGCTTGTGTCTGTGGCGTGGGAAAGTTTCTTCCCCGCCCATGACGCACCTTACGTCACCGGTGATCTGATCGATCCTGCAGATGCGATCCAAAGCATCCAGAGGGCAAGAAATAAGGAAAAACCTATTCGTCTGCTCCTGATCGGGACTGATCTTGATATCAATACATCCATGTTGGTAGACAACTTTGAATATAAAGAGAAGGGCGGCGAAGTGGGGGACTTCTATTACTCCATCAAACTGACGGAATACGTGGACTATTCTCCATCCAGAATTACCCTGCCCGCTCCTGAAGAACCCGCTGCAGTTGCTCAGAAGCAGGAGCCGGCACGTACTGGCAAGCCTGCCGCAGCGGAAAAGAAAACGTACACAGTAAAGCCGGGGGACAGCCCTTGGGCTATTGCGAAACAAATCTATGGCAATGGTGCGGATTACCAGAAGATCTATGATGCAAATAAATCTACGATCGGAGGCAACCCTAACCTGATTAAGCCGGGGCAGGTGTTCACGATTCCATGATGATTTTACACCAGAACGTGAAAACAGGCGCCGCCCATGACATTACCACACTGACGGAGTCTGCGAAATGGAAGACCAAGAGAAGCGGTGCTCCGGCATCGATGGAACTGACGGTCTTAACGGATCCGCAGATCCAGTGGGATGAGGGTGACATCATTTCCGTTACAACAGCTACCGGCAATCTGTTCTATGGTTTTGCTGTGAAGCTGTCTGAAACAGATAAGAAGCGTATTACCGTAACGGCATACGATCAGGTATGGTACCTGAAGAAAAATAAAGAGACGTACGTCTTCGTGAATAAAAGAGCCGATCAGATCCTGACGCAGATTGCGGAAGACTTCGGTCTGCAGATGGGGGCTCTGGAGAATACGTCTTATATGATCCCGTCCATGATCGAGGACAACCAGACCTTGCTCGACATCGTCCTGAAGGCGCTGGACTATACCCTCATCAATACGGCAAAGATGTTCTATCTGTGGGATGATTTCGGGAAACTGACTTTATCCGACGTAGAAAAAAGCCGTCTGGAAGTTGTGATCGGCGACAACAGTCTGGCGACGGGGTACACATACGAAAGAGAAATCGACAGCGAAACATCAAACAAGATCAAGCTGGCGAAGGATAACAAAGAAACCGGGAAAAGGGATATTTATATCTTCCAGGACGGCGAAACGATGAAGCAGTGGGGTACGCTGCAGTACTACGAAAAGGTAGATGCTGAAATGACGGAAGGGCAGATCAAGGAACGCGGTGAGAAGCTGCTTGCATGGTACAACCTTTCCAGAAAATCTTTCAGCCTGTCTGCCCTTGCCGATACAAGGGTGCGTGCTGGTACCGCAGTATACGTGACCGTTGCGGATGTTAAAATGCAGTCCTGGTTTATCGTGGAGGAAGCGACCCACGATCTCGTAAAAGAAACAATGGATCTGAAATTGAAGGTGGTGTGATAATGCTCGGAGAGACAATCAAAAAGATGGCAAGGGACTCGGTGCAGCGTGGCATGCCTGCTGATTTTGTATTTGGCGTGGTAACGGCGATCAACCCTGTGGTC